GAGCCAGCCCAGCAGTTTAACGCTACAGCGGCTCACATAGGTGAGTATGTAGCGCCTATCTGTTGGGTCATTATCTCTAATGACTAGCTTGCCATCCTCTTTTCGCACTGCCCTCACCTCTATGTCATGCCCACAGTCTGCAACGTCCTTAAACGTGCCATGAGTTAGCTGTACTTTTCTGCCTAGCCACTGAGATACTTTTAGCTCTGCTAAAGCCCCTACAGTGTGTATTTCTAGCGCATCAAGCACAGACTTAACCGGCCTTCTATCCTTACAGCCTAGTAGTTCTGCTTCGTATTGCCTAACTTCGGCAGACTTTACAGCTACAAGCATTTCCTGAAAGGTGTAGGGCAGTGTAATCATGGCTAGAATGGCAGATCATCCATGTCTATTTCTTCGTGCTTTGCAGCGCTCTTTTCCCCGCTGAAACCTCCAGACGCCATGTGCTCTACGTCATGCTCTGCCCTGTTACTAGCGTACTTTACAGCCTGTTGAAGAAGCTCAATAAGCTTTTCAACCTCTTCTTTATACAAATACTTAGTTTCTACATATTCTCCGGTCTGTTTGTTTTTGTACGTCTTGCGAACGGTAAAGCTATAACCTCCGTTTTTTGCTGACCATACAGCTACATCAATGCCCCTATCTCTAAAGTTTTGAACTGGCTTATTCATACTTTTTTGCACCTTGTTAATAATTTTGTCTAATACTGTGTTTAACTTTACAAACTGTTGTTTTTTCTGATATTCTGAACTCCTCATATATTCTTGGCCCCGTTGATTATTAAGTTAATCTTCGGGGCTTTTTATATCCCTCACTACATCTAGAGCCCAGCGCAAACCGTCCTCTTGCCCTTTTTCAAACTCAGAGAGCGGCTCTTTGCTGGTTTCTAGTAGGTTAATAAGCTTCTCAATCACGTCGATTGCTAGATTTAACTCGTTCAATGTATTGTTCAAAAGCGTCTCCTATTATGTCTGTTAATCTCAGCCTGTTGCGCTTCGCGTAATTCCGCAAAAAGCTCACAAATCGTTTTTCCACAATCACTGTAAACCGTACTGCCCCGTCTCTGGGTGCATCGTCTCGCTTTTCTTCTGTCATACCCTACTACTCCTTTTAGTCTAACTAATAATCTTAGTCTCTTACGCTTCCACAGCTTGTTCATCTTTGACATCCTCCGTAATACACTGAGTTAATCGCTCTAATTTAATTGGCGACCGCCATATTGATTCTGTTATTGCTTTGGCTCCGCAGCTTTTCAGATATCTGTCTGCTGCTAGCCGCTGCTCGCCATCCAGCCTAGACGTATCGTAGAAGGTGGGAATGCGCCTTGTTTTAGGCTCGTCTGGCTTCCTTACTTCTATGATATCGCCATGTACTGTGTGGTCGATTGGTGGCGGCTCATACGCTTTAGGCGGGGCAAACTCTGATGGCATCTCTTCTGCTGTATAGAGTCCTCCCAGCTCGTTAATGAACGCCTCTCTGATAGCTAGTGACTTCGCGCACTTTGACAACATTATACTTGGCATCTGAGCCCATATGGGAGTCTTCTTCCCATACTCAGCCATGTAAGCCGTTGCTATGCTAGGGAAGCGCCTGTCTTTGCGGTAAACCTTAGCCGTTGCAGCAACTAACTGGCCTTTTTCGTCCCGCTCAAACTCAACCTCCATGCCGTCAAACTGTGGGTGACTATTAGCTATCTTTAGGAACCCGTTGATTCCCGTCATTAGCTGCAAGCGTCCCCCTGCCTTAATCGCCCAAATCTCTTTGGTTGCTGGGTTTAAGCCAGTCGCCCTACACATCTCAGCAAACAACACAAATTCAGGGTCAGTTAGCCCTGGAGCTACTGTATTCCGTAATGCGTTCAGCATCTCTACATTGTTTGTTGTAGTTAGTTCTTTACTCATAATTTTACTCTTCAAATTTTTCAGGTGTGGCGTTATAGATTACATCGTCGATGTCTTCTAAAAGTGATTCCGTATCTTGCTGGCATTCTACTGACAGATCGTTCCAGCCTTGCAATGGATCGAACACGAGCCGACCATCATCAAGTCGACTAGCCTTGACGGTAAACTCGTGCCCGTTACGGTGCTTTAGTTTGTAGTATGGATAGCTTATTTCTAGTAATGTCATCATATATTCCCTCTTAATTGTATACAGCTTGTGTACAGTATCAGTATACAGCACTCAGCGCTAGTACTTTTTTTGCGTATTGTTGTCCTTCAGCACATTTTACCCGCCCACAGTTGTAGACGGTTAAAGCACGCTGCAAGTCCCCATGCTGATCAAGCTCTTCGCGTAGGATCCTAGCTCCACAACGTAGGTTGTAGGTCGGATCCCACAAATGATCAGCGTTAGGTAGTCCACAGCGTTTAGCGTTGAAAGGCATGATCTGAGCTATTCCACGAGCCCCAACCGGCGATACCGCCTTAGGGTTGTAAGCACTCTCGACCTTAACTAATGCTTTGAGTACTCGCCTGGGTATTCTGTGAGCATCAGCGGCTCGCTCTACCTCTGCCTCTAGAACGGCCCTAGACGCCTCCACAGGACGCCGTAACAAGCGCGCCTGATGATAGACTAGGGTTTCAGGTAGCGAGACGTAGCAAGCCGCTACGACTAGGGCAGCAACTATCCAGCCGCTACCCTGATCGCTGCTCATTTACGCCCCACAGTTGCTTGCACAGCTCTAGCAGGGTCATCTCCTAGCACATAGACTCTAACGCCTATGATGCAGGTTATGACGCCTACAAAGAAACAAACATGCAGGACGGTCACAGCAATCCCCGTAGGGGTGAATAGTAGTTCCTTGATTGCTTTCATGGTTAGCTCCCCTGTACGTCTGTAGTCGGTTTAGAACAGTCTGCCCAAAGGTAGCACTTGAGCGGCGTGTTAGTAGTGCGCTGTGATTCTTGACGCTCATCGACACGAGTTATCCACAGTTTTCCACCAGCCTCTATACCCGTACATCCAGATACAGCGGCAACAATTAGCCCCAATAGTCCTAACAGTATTTTTCTCATATATCCTCTTTTGTCTTACACGTTAAACAACTACCTACCCCAACCTAGATCGAGCCCCCTCATTGGCTGGCCTAATCCATCGTTAGGCACCACACGTTGAACAGTCTCGCTTCCGGTTAAGTCTCTATCCCACAAATTACGCTGTGGGCGCGTGGTGGTTACAATGCTGTAACCTGTACCCCAAGGGCCGTTATCCTGCGGTATAGGCAATACTGGCTGTGTTGGTAGCCCGTAGGATGGCGCTGGAGTAGCCATAGGTAGTCCAAAGTGTTGCCGGTAAATCTGGCACACGCTATCACACTCTTGAGCTAGTGCCGTTACTGGCAGGAAGGCTAGGGCTATAAGTATTTTTTTCATAATGTTTTTTCCTTTATGCTTTTACTAACTCTTTTAATTTGCCAGCATACTCATAGCTGTAACAATCAGTATCCGAAAAGATGACATGATCAAGCAATTTAATGCCCAAAACGTCACCAGCCTGTCCAATTTTTGCCGTCACCCTGTCATCCTCTGCCGACCTGGCAACGTCTCCGCTAGGATGATTGTGCGCTAGGATCACTGCGCAAGCCCCTAGCATTACAGCACGTTGAAACACCTCGCGAGGATGTACGGGACAGCTATTAGCGGTGCCAGTAGAAACAACCGAATAACCAATTGGCGAGTGCTTACCGTCAAGATAAAGCGCTATAACATGTTCTTGCGAGTTGTTTGGCGCGACCTGCCGCAAAAACTCAACCACGCCGTCAACTGATTTAATAGTCGAGTAGGTTTGTGCTTTGCCGTAGTTTATATTTACTTCTCTGATAATTAGTTCGCTCATATATTCCGTTCCTTATTGGGCTTAATTGCCCCACCTCACAAGCCTAGCAAATATGATGACCTGTGTACAGCTATTAGTTTCGGAATAATGAAAAAAATCTTGAGAGAATTATGCCAGGAGCGTATAACTGGCTGAAACAATAAAAAAACCACCTCTACCGGCTAAAGTAAAAGGTGGTTTAAGGATGAATCGATATGGGAAATAATAGCAAATCCTCGCCTTTTTTCAAGGTATTAAAACAACACAAAGAATTAGGCTTTGACGGCATGGTGTTTCTCGCCTATGTCGCAGAATTTGAGTCGCAGGGGCTTCACT